ATGTAAAGAATCAATATCTTTAATACTTTTATAATCAGTCATTATATAAAATATAAAATTTATATTTTATATATTTTATTTTTAATAAAAATCGGCGTTTTAAATGTGCAAAGGTGTAAAAATATATCAAGTACTAAACTTCGTTCTAATTTAGAAGAATTACTTAGTGTAAAGTTAACGAAAACTCAATATGATAAAAAATTAAAAAAATTAAAAAATCATGAAAATATAAATAGTAACGTTTTAAATTTATTATTAAAGACTGAAAAAGCAAAAAAAAGATATGGATCTTCATCTTAATAAACATTAGCCACTGTTGTATTGATAAAAGTCTGAAGTTGTGGTATAGGTACTCTATAAGTACCGATGGTTTTATAAGGACTGCTTCCTAATTTTTGTTTAAGTAATACATTATAGGTTGAACCATATAAATAAAATACAAATACATAAACGGCTGTATTACCTCTTGGTATTTGAAAATAACAACTGGGTTGCATTCTATATTATTAGTATATAAATTAATCTTTCATCAATCATTTATAAAATAAAAATAAATATGTGTGTTTATTTATTTTATATATATTTTCCAAAACGATAATCACGGTCACCGAATTTATCTTTTTCATATTTACTCATTTTTTTTATAATAATACAATTCATACCAAAAGTAATAGATGATATATGATCCAGACAATAATCACTTATTTTTTTAGTAGAGTATAAATTATTTTTTGCATTTTGAATTAAAAATTCTCGATTCACAATAGGTACTATTTCTTGAAATATATTGACAATGTTATTTTTCGAATTAAAACCAGCATTTATATTATAACCATATAACTTTGCACCTTTTTCCCTTTTCCAATATGACGTTTCTATATCTTCTATAATATAAACGCCACCTTTTTTTAAACAATTTTCAAATAAATAATTAAATGATTTTAATTGATGGGATGGTACATGGCTTCCGTCATCTAAAATAACTTCACATTCATTTGTAATTTTAACTAATTTTTTTAAATCAGAAATTTTATTTTGATTTCCTTTCATAACATAAATTTTATTATTCTTATATTCTTGATTTATTTCTAAACCATATATATTAGCTTTTGGAAAATAATCTCTCCATAGATTTAGGCTTTCACCAGTATCCATACCAATTTCTAAAAAATTAAATTTATTTTTTCTATATTTATTTAAAAAATCTTCATAAAAACGATGATATCCATGATGATAAATTTTATCTGTTTTATGTTTATTTCCTAAAGCGTACATATATATAAATAAGAAATAAAAAAAATAAATGATTATAATAGGATAATGGATAATGAACTTATTACTTTAGAGATGTGTGTATTTTACATGCATGTTTAATGACAAAAAATATATTCATCGCTTTACTCATTAAAGAGTTTATAAATTCTAAATAATGGCATTTCTTACGTATTTTTTATGGTAGATATACTTACATCAATATTGATAGTATCAATAGATATTATAATGGATGTTTACATAAGAAAAATATTTCATTCATATATGAATATCATAAATATTGATTTAGTATATTTATTTAATAATTTTTAATAATTTTTAATATTTTTTAAATATTTTTATAATTAAAAATTTAAATATTCTTTTATGTTAATAGAATGAAAAAGATTGCTTTTTTATTTTTAGTCATCGACAATCCTCATTTTCCAAAAATATGGAATGCTTATTTTAGAGGCCAAAAAGATAAATATAATTTATATATTCATCCAAAGTATTCATCAAAAACGACATGGCAAAAAAAACATATTATACCAAATATTGTAGAAACAGGGTGGGGATTTATTGTAGACGCTTATATGCAGTTATTAAAAGAAGCATATAAAGATAAAGAAAATGTTAAATTTGTAACCATTTCAGAATCTGATGTACCTATTCAATCATTTGATATTTTTTATGAAGATGCTATGAATGATCCTCGATCATGGGTTAAATTTATGAAAATAAAACATTATAATTGGGTAGAACGTATTAATAAACAGCCTAAAAAAGGGCGTCCTCAACATTTTATAAAACATTATGCTCGTTTTTGTTTAAATAGAGAGCATGTTGGTCAATTGTTATCAAAAAATAAAGAAGAATTATTACATTTTTTTTACAAAATGCATGTTGGTGATGAATTTTTTTTGAGCACAATCGCTCCATTACAAAATGTTAAAAATTTTGCTGTGACATTTGATGACTGGGATTATGTTCACCAATTGGGTTTAAAAATAAAAGAAGAAAAAAAGAAATATTATGAGAACCAAGAAAAAACAGGAAAAAATCATTCAGATAAACTTAAAAAATTACAAAATGAATATAATAATTTAGTAAAGAATCCAAAAATGATTGTAAATGTACAAGAAGATTTGGAACAAATTAAAAAATGTCCCTCTTATTTTTATCGAAAATTTAGTAAAGAAAGTAATATCGAAAAATATTGGAAAGAAATAATAAAAGCACATATGAATGATTATTCATTTTTATAAAAAAAATATTCATGATAAGTGTAAATATAAAGTGTATTCCTTTTTCGTTTAGATTTTTTTTTATTCATATAAATATAGTTAATGAATATTTATACAGATGGAATATTTGATGTTTTTCATAGAGGACACTTAGAATTTTTAAATAATATAAAAAAAAAATATCCAAATTGTAAATTGATTATTGGTATAATTAATGATAAAGATTCTACTTCATATAAAAGAAAACCTATTTATGAGGAAGAAGATAGATATTTTATTATAGAAAATTTAAAATGTGTTGATAATATTATCAAAAATGCACCATTGATATTGGATAATGATTTCATAAATAAAAATCAAATTGATTTAGTTGTACATGGCTTTTCTGATCCTAAAGATATTGAAAACCAAAAAGATTTTTTTGAAGTACCATTAAAATTAAATAAATTTGAATCTATGTCTTATTATACAAAAATATCAACAACTGAAATTATTCAAAAAATTAAATATGAATATTAAAATATATATATATATAGTAATATGCCAGAAATAATTAATAAAAATGGTTTTTCAATAGATAATTATTTTTATAATAATATTAAAGAATGTGATAATAAAATATGTATTTTGGAACCAAATTATGTGACAATATTTAATATATTTTTAACTTTAGTGATTACTTACTTATATTATAAAAATACAAATATATTTATTTTGTTATTATTCGTTATTTTTAGAACTTATTTAGATATATTAGATGGAGGTTTAGCAAGAAAATGTAATAAATATAGTTATTTAGGAAAACAACTTGATTTATTTGGTGATATATTTTTTTATTTATTATTTGCATATGTTGGTTATTTTAAATTATCAAAGAAATCTGTTTTGTTAAAGTATATTTTAGTATTTTTATCATTCATAGCAATAATTTTATATTTTAATTGCATAATGACAGATTATGATGCATTAAATAATGTAGAATTATTTTCGTTTATTCATGATAATACGATGATATTTATTCCATTGGTATTTTTAATATTTTATTATATTATTGAAAAAAATTAAATAATGAACTTAAAATGAAAGATCAATAATAAAGTATGAATACTGAATATTATGATTTATTAGGTGTTTCAAAAAATGCGGAAGAAAATGAAATTAAGAAAGCATATCGTAAGTTAGCTGTAAAATATCATCCAGATAAATCCCATGCTGATAAAAAAGAAGAATATACAAAAAAATTTCAAGAAATAAGTGAGGCATATGAAGTACTTAGTGATTCAGATAAAAGAAAAAAATATGATATGTTTGGAAAAGAAGGAGCAAATATGGAAGAAGGGCATGGTCCTGGAATGAATCCATTTGATATGTTCAAGGAGTTTTTTGGAAATGAAGGGAATGGGGGAGGGGGTATGCCACATGGTTTTCATAGTTTCCACAGTACAAATATGGGAGGAATGCCTGGAGGAATGCCTGAAGGATTTCATCCATTTGGACAGCAATTTCAACGAGGATTTATGAAAGCATCTAATATACAGATAAATATAAATATTACATTAGAACAAGGTTATAAAGGTGGAAAGAGAAAAATTGAATATACGCGTCAAAATGATAATAAAAAAGAAAGATTATCACTTATCATTGAAATACCACAGGGAACAGGTCAATCTATTCAAATAATTAAGAAAGGACTTGGTAATAAAAAAAAGGGGGCTCAAGATGGAGATTTAGAAATTATTGTAAAAGTGCAACCACATAAAATATTTAAAGTAAAGCAAAATCATTTATATATGGAGAAAAAGATTGAATTAGGAACATCATTATTAGGTACTACATTTGGACTTGTTTTACTGGATGGAAAGGCAGTTAATATTTATATATCTGGACCTATTTTTGATAAAGATACTAAAATATTAGAAAACATTGGTTTAGTAGATATTCATGGAAGAAGAGGAAGTTTAATCATAGAATTTAATGTGAACAAAGATATTACTTTAAATCAAAAACAAAAAGAGGCAATTGAGAAAAATTTTAATATTGAACATTTTGATCGTTTAAATGGACCAACACTTAAAGCAAATACATTAAATTATGAACAAGAAGATGAAGATGATAATGATGAAAGACAAAATGTACAATGTGCTCAATCATAAGTAATTTCATTTAATTTAACCAACCAGTCTTAATATCAAGAAATTTTTCAAGTTGTAAAATATCTGTTTTATATACTTGAATAAGTTGATTGTAAAATGAATGATTCGTTTTAGAATTATTTTTAGAAACATGTTCAAGTTGATAATTTAGTGAATGATTTGGACTTGGTAGATTTAGGAAGTCATATACTTTATTGTATTCTTTATTCATATTTTCTTTCACATGCTCACTAATTAAAATAAGAATATTTTGTATTGGAAACCATTTTAGTAATTCTTTAATTTGTATGTAATAAAAACCACGACTTAAATATTGTTTACCAATCGTAAAGAAAGTTTTATTCATATTTTTTAGATATTTTAGTTCGTAAGAAATGGCTTCTTGAAAAGATAAATGTTCATTTCCATTTTTTTTATTCAACTTCCACGCACTATAAGCACGTTCTACTGGATTACGTAAGGCAATTATAATTTTTACAAATGGATTTACAGATTGAATTAAAGGAAAAGTACTTGGTAAATAAATTAAACTTGGAGTTTTCTCACCAACTAATTTATAATTGTAATCAAATTGCTTTTTGTACCATTCAATTCCTTTTTTCCAATTTATATCAAAATAATGAACTTCACCAGATGAAGGATCTTTATTGGGATCTATATAAATATCAGGATGTTTTGATATATTAATAGATAATGCAGTCGTTCCTCCTCTTTGAACACCCATAACAATAAAATCAACAACTCTATATTTTGGAAATGTATATATATCATTTTTTATTTTCTTGTATTCTTTTTGCGTTTTAAAAAAATTCGAATAATTATCTGGAAAATAAACACTACCGTTTATTAAACACATATTCATTATTTTTTTTAAATCATATATTTTTAATTGATTTGTTAAAATTATTATTTTTTTAAAAAAAGGTGGATTAATTCCTTTTCCAACATAAATTTGATTCAGTTCAAATTCATCAACAATGATCGTTTGTTTGTTTTTAAATTTATTTTTAAATATATTATTTTTTTTATTTTTCGATTGAATTACTAAATAATCATACATCTACTATTAGGTATGATTTTTATTTATATTAATTTATTCATTCTATTTTTTGATATGCGTACATTGTATTTGGATTATTAATATTTTTCTTATTGCTAATTGTATAATTCAATGTATTTTCTTGAAATAAATTATCATTTTTAATAATTATTTTCTTATATTGTTTTTTGTTTTTTTTAAAAAATACAATAATTGCTTGTTTTACTCCTTCGTGTCTAACATCATCTAATAGTACTAATCCATTTTTTTTAAGTATTTTATGAGAATTTTCTAAATCTTGAATAACAATTTTCTCATCGTGACTTCCATCAATAAAAATAAAATCATATTTTTTACGTAATTTAGGCATTGCAATTTGAGAATAATCTTCGATTAGTTCTATTTTAATATTTTTTTTATTATTTTTATTTTTATGTTGAATATATTGTTTCATATGATTATATCCAATACTTTTCCATTGTTCTGTTTGATTTGCGTCAATAACCGTATAATCTACTTTTCCTTTTAATTTTAAAAGTTGATTCAACATAATAATAGATGACGTACCATATGCTAAACCAATTTCAAGAATATTAAATTTTGTTTTAGGTTTATGATATTCTTGAATATATAATTGTAAACATTGACTAATAAAGAGTGCTTCATAAATATTTATATTTGAATCAAGATCAATAAATTTATTATTAAGTTTAAAACCATAATGATACCACATTTGATAAATATAATCATCGTTAATTATTTTTTTTACTTTATTCAATTCATTTTTATATTTTAAATAAATATTATTTTGATTCATACTTTACTTATAAACTATATAAATTATTTTTAGTAAATATAAAAATAAACTAATATAAGTAGTCACTTTTGTATTTTTCAAATATATTAAATTCTTTAAATTGTGTAATTATAATTACACCGACTATATTTAAAATGAGATAAAATATCTCAAAATTAGAAAATTCTAAATATCAATGGTAGCATAGTATTATATGCCTAAGAACATAAGTTCTTAATAAATGCACTCTCTGAGGATTTTTATTTTTATAAATCCATTTTTTTTCAATACCAATATTATTTAATATTATATTATTTAATATTATTTAATATTATATTATTTAATATTATTTAATATTATTTAATATTATTTAATATTATTTAATATTATTTAATATTATTTAATATTATTTAATATTAAAATTTTATAAATTAAATATACGATTGTTGGCAATATACAATAATTCATTATATAGGGATTACTTTTAATTAATTTATTACCTATTTTTAAATCCCAACTTAAATTATCAAAAATACATCTATTTTTTTTGGTGATCCATAAAAGTAAAATTAAAATTAAAATTAGTAATATATAATATAAAAAGTATATGTTTTTAGAAAAAAATATAATAAATATCATCGATATTGCTAATGTATAATGACTTATAATAATAATTATAGGTCTCCATGAAATAAAACATGAAATAATTGTTAATATTTGTAAAATTAAATAAATATAAATTATACATTTTTCTAAAAATAATAAATGTTTAAATTCAATATTAAGTAATAAAATTAATAAAACTGAAAAAAACAAAATAATATAACATATATCATTTTTATTTTTAAGTATCCATTCCTTTTCGACTTTCTTTTGATAACAAAATTCTATCATTTAATATTAAATTAAATTAAAATTATTTTAAAATATTATCTTATTATTCATTATATGAAAGCATGTTATTCATGTGGAGAAAAAGCAATAAAAAATGGTGTATATAAATCACAGATGGAAGAATTTATAAAAGAACAGTTACCTAAAACAAATAAACACTTTCATAAGAAAGGAGCGCCTTCTAAATTAATTCATGGTGTAAAACCAAATACATGTATATTTTATTTTGCCGCCAAAAAAAAACCTATTACAAGTAAAATATTAAAATTTGAAGATGCTTATGGTCATTTGTCTAATAGTGGTTGTACTAAAAGTGACTCTAAAGGAAATGTCACATTTTTCTTAAATTGTCCTCAAGTATATAAAAGTTTAAATGGAAAAGTGTACAGTCGTCATATACACTTTACTTATTGGAATGATAAAAAACATAGTTGGGAATCCAATCTATATACACATGAAATTACATGCCATGTAGATAAAGAATATGTAAAAAAACATGGTTCTAAATCACTTATTATTGATTCTTTGCCAGAAAAATATTATAAAAAAGAACATATCAAAGGTGCTCTTAATCTGCCATATAATAAAAGAGTTTCAGAGAAAGATGTTTTCTTATTAATGAAAAAAAGAGGATTTAAAACACTTAATAAGAATATACCTATTATAGTGTATTGTTATAATAAATCATGCAATGCATCTGAAAAACTCATAAAAAAATTAGATAAATTAGGTTTTCATAATAGTGTTGATTATAGTAGTGGAATTAAAGGTTGGGATGGATCTAAAGAGACAGATTGATTTATAACTTAATTTATTTTCTTTAATATTTTATCAAAAGTCATTCCAAATAACTTTTGAAGAGAAAGATGCAGTTGAGATTTATGTACTTTCAAATATTGTTTTTCATGACATATGATTGAATAAAAATATACAAAAATTTCACCATTTACCATAATTTGAGGCTCTTTTGAAAATATATATACTTCCATCATTAAATAAGAAAGTGAATAAGTGCATCTAAAACTAATATATAATGGCATTAAATTTAATTTAATACCTTCAATTAATTTTAATTGATTATTACATATATTTTTATCATTAATTATTAATTTTTCTATATCTTTTTGTACAATTATATTAATATTCTTTTTATTTATTTCCAGTAAATCAATATATTTTCTTTTTTCAAATTCAGAAATATATGCAGTCATTGATAACAATTATTAATATATTCTTTAAAATATTTCAATTTTTTTCTATTTAATAGTATGGATATTTTTTATATTTTTATATTATTTGTGTTATGTTATCTAATTTATTATTCTTATTTTTACATGGAAAGTTTCAAAAATAAATACTGCTACGGAAATGTGTTTTGTGGTAGTCAAGACTTGTGTATTTCACAAAGATGTATAAAATGTGGATTGCGTGCACCATGTACTAAAAATAGTGATTGTGGACCTAATAATTGTATCAATGGTTGTTGTGATAATATGTAATTTATTCAAATAACCATGAATGGTATTTATTCAAATAACCATGAATGGTATTTATTCAAATAACCAAGTATTTATTGTATATCGATATGTATTATTTGTTGGTGCTTCTACCCCATGTAAATGTGTCCAATAAGGTGGAAAAGCAATAAGTTGTCCTTTTTTTAGTTTTACTGAAAAATTTTGATTTGGAAAATGAAAAGAACCATCTTCATAATCATCGTTTAAAGCAATTATAACACTCATGTTTCTAATTTTTCTTTTAGGAACATAACGATTATCAATTAAATTTACTCCTATTCCATCTTTATGAAAACGAGTTGGTCCATAGATTTTTCGAAGAGTGTACCCTGAATCACCTGTACAACTAATATCATAGTCATTATGTAATAATTGTATAAAAGAAGATATATAATCAAAAATTATTTTATCATATTTTTCTTTTAATTCTTTATTTTCTAACTCTTCTAAATTTAGAAAATCACAATTTACGTTTGTATTATTTCCCCATTTTTCTTTTTTATTTGAATATTGATTAATTATTTCTACAAGTTCTATACAATGTGAATCTTGAATAAAATCATCAAATAACAGAATGTGATTTGATGGTATTTTCTTTTTGGGAAAAGTATATTGTTTAAAAATTATATTTTGATTATCAGTTGTTTTAATATATTCATTATTATCTATTTTAAAATTATTTTTTGGATCGGCTTTTTGATTTATATGATTAAAGATATACATTTCTTTAATCACAATAAATATAAATAATTGTTTAATTAATACGCATAATATAAGCCAGAGTATAATAAGGAGGTCTATTTTCATGAGAACCTCCGCCACCATTAGAAGATGTAGTTTTAGAATCACCAGTACCTTCAAGATTAGAAGAATTACTGGCGGTGCCACCCCTTTCATTATTTCTGTATTCAAATGAATGAGTATGAGCTGGTATTTCATCAATACCCAGAGTAACTGACTCCGTTCCGCCAGTATTACCAATCATATTATATGCAGCTACATTTGGGTCATAACCAACAATAAACCGAGATTTTAAATTGGGTGTAGTAATAGAACCATATATTGAACCATCACATAATTTCCAGTTTGTATAACCAGTTGGACTACTACCATCTAAAGTTCCTGACCACATAATAATTCCTCCTATAGGCATAATACCGAGTCCACTAATAGAACCTGAAAAATTTACATTATTTAATGTAGTTGTTCCATCAACAAATAGATTTCCACTAATATTTGTATCAGTTGCCAATGCTATTGTATTTGAAGAACCTGTAATATATATAGATGTTCTACTATCATTAGCTGTTCCAATAAAAGTATTTCTAATTTCAAAATCACCTGATATATCTGTATTACCATGATTAATTATATTCCAAAATTCTTTACCTTCATTCCATAATTGTAATGATGATTCTCCAGAATTAGTAGCAATTAATTTGAGTCTAGCATCTGCATCATTATCAGTACTTACATTTGTAATAATAACACCATCACCACTATTTTCATAGATAGTCAAAACTCCAGTGATATATGTATTTCCATTTAATGTAGTTGTTCCATCAACAAATAAATTTCCGCTAATATTTGTATTAGTGGCCAATGCTATTGTATTTGGAGAACCTGTTATATATATAGATGATTTATCTTCAGGAATATTACGAATTTCAAAATCACCAATTTTACCAACACTTCCATGATTTTTAATATTCCAATAATCTGTTGTAGTACCCCCATCAATATTTTTTAAATGAATTGATGAATTTCCTGTACCAGATGAATCTATATATAATTTTGAATTTCCATTAGTACTATTATTTATTATTGATGTACCATCATTCGTATTATTATATATTTTTACTAATCCTGATACAACTGTATTTCCACTTAATGTAGTTGTTCCATCAACAAATAAATTTCCTGATATCATTTCTTCACCTGTAATAGTTGTATTACCAGAAATATTTAAATCACCAGTAATATCTGTATTATTTGTTATATTTACTTGACCAGAAATAGTTGTATCTCCAATTAAATTGGTATTTCCGCTTATAAATAAATCTTTTAAACCAGTAATATTATCATCTACAAGTAAATTCCCTGAAATATCAAAATCACCAACAATTGTTTGATTACCAGAAACAATAAGATCTCCACTTATATCTACATTACCATAAATAGTTGTATTTCCGCTTATAAATAAATCTTTTAAACCAGTAATATTATCATCTACAAGTAAATTCCCTGAAATGTTTGTATTTCCTTTTATATTAACACTACTACCACTTATATTTGTTGATTCATTATCATTTCCTATATATAATGGAACATTATTATTTGTACCTAAATTATATACATTTTGTAGTATTCCTGATACACTTAATGTTGAGGGTGCACTTCCATTTATAACAATACCATCCCCAGCAGTTAAAGTTAAACTTGAAAAAGTTGTAAATGTTAAGGGAGATGTTCCAACAGTTTGAGCTGTTCCCCCACTAATTTGTACAAATCCTTTTGATCCATTAGTAGTACCACTTTCAATAAATGTAAATGATCCTTGAATTAAATCTCCATTTGACATATCAGATGCTCTATCCCAACTTGTTGATGTATCATATATATATATTCCATTATAAACTGCAGAACCTCCAGTTGCATCTTGAGCATCTTTAACAAGTATTCTATCACCACTAAATAAAAATTTACCATCTACAGAACTTATAGCACTATTAAATGTTATTGTATTACTTGCTGTAAGAGATGTAATTGTTATAACACTAAAAGTACTCGAAGTTGTTGCTACAACACATGATGCTTTGACATTTAAACCTGCTGCTATTGCAGCCAAATCTTGTTTTCTTATGAGTTGATTATCTTGAGTAGGGTATCCTGCTATAGCATTAATTAATGAAATACTACCAGAAACTGTTGTGGGTTGATTAACGGTTAATGTATTATCAATAGTAGTTGAACCTTTAAGTATAGTTGATCCAGTTACACTTAAATTACCAATAATATTTGTATTACCAATAACATTTAAATCACTTGTTGATGTTATATTTTGAGAAACTAAATTACCATAAATAGTTGTATCTCCAATTAAATTGGTATTTCCGCTTATAAATAAATCTTTTAAACCAGTAATATTATCATCTACAAGTAAATTCCCTGAAATATCACAATCACCAACAATTGTTTGATTACCAGAAACAATAAGATCTCCACTTATATCTACATTACCATAAATAGTTGTATCTCCGCTTATAAATAAATCTTTTAAACCAGTAATATTATCATCTA